GGATAATCAATGCCGCCATGGTATTAACGGCAGTAGCGTTTGTTTTAACTGCTGCTGCGAACTCTGTCAGGTTAGGAGTATAAAGGGCTGAGCCTCCATCTGCTAACTCTGAAGAACGGTCTGTGAAGAAGTCTGCCAACACCATCTTCAATTTGAAGAATTCGTTGATTTTTTCTCCCCAGATTAACGGGATATTCGATGCCAATGTGGTCGAACTCTGCGTTCCTGTGGGAAATGTACCTGTTGCCATAAATTATTATAATGTTATCTGCCCATCACTTTATTGAAAGCCTTCTGGTGTTCCTCACGGGTCATATCGGGTTTGATTAAGGTATCATCTTTCGATTCACCTGAACCTTTTGAAGCACCGAGTTTAGCATCTTCCTTTCTTTTCCTTTCCTTCAGCGTCGCCTGAAGGTCTAGGAAGTCAGGGTGTTTTATGACTTCTGGGAGGCTTATACCTAAACCCTTCGCCATATACTTAGCCTTATCGATTTCCTCATCTGATAGTCCACGAGCAATCAGTTTAAGCTCATCTGAAAGTTGTGGGTCGTTGTTAATGTGAGGGGCTTCTGCTTTCCTCAATTCCTTGAGTTCTGCTTCTGCTTTTTTAGCTCTAGCGAGAATTTGAGATTTTGCTTGACGCTCTTTCTCTAACTCTTCTGCTAAGTCTACAGTGTCCTCTGCACTGTCTTCGTTGCTGTTGGTAGCTTCCTCACCCTCTGTATTTGTGTCTACAGCGACATCTTCGTCTTGTTCAGACATAGATTTTTAGTAGATTATGCTTACTACCAAGCGTTAGTCGGTTTAATGCAGAGCCGATTTGCTAGTTTAATGTCATCTCGGACATAGTTTTATTTCTTTTTCTTTGGTCTACCTACTTTCTTCCCATAAGTTCCTTTTCCTTTTGGCATATTATCTACTTTCATTTACAATATCTTTCACAGCCGACTTACTGGGAAATAATAGTTCTAAGTGAGAAAATGCTTCATCTATTACATCCTTTGCTTCGGCTATTGCTTTAGTGTCTTCTTGAGCGAACACTTTTGTTACTGCTTTGTCTGTCAAAAACTGAATCAAATATGTTTTGACATCTTCACGCATAACTTCGTTTAAATAAAAATCCTGCAAGGCACTTGGTAAATTAGGCATTTTGTGGTGTTGCGTTAGCTGATAGACTCATTGGACTAGGTTGAGTTTGTCCTGTTGGTTGCATAGCCATTTGGGCTTGTGCTTCTTTTGCTTTCTCGTTTATTGCACTTGTTATCTGAACAGGGCTTACTCCAGCACCAGATAGTTCAAGTATCTTTAGAATAAATATCTGTCCGATTGGGTCGTTAGCCGCTTCAGGATTAGAAGAGTAGGTTGTGTATAGATTATTTAGGCTTTCAAGAATTGCCGCTTTGTTTTTCTGTTCACCTGTGATGTTTACAGTTACTTTAGCTTTTAGATTCTTATAGAAATCTTTAGGAATGTCTACAAATCGTTGGCTCTTGGTTTGTTTGATAAACTCATCAGCATTATCCATAAAAGCCTGATATTCTTCTGCTGTTATGTCTCCACCTGAGAGTATTCGGTCTTTAAATATTTCATTTGCGTGTCTTGTGGAGAATTTAGAGTCAATTTCTTTTAGTTCTTCTGGAGAAAAGTCATAGGATAATAGGTGTTCTTTGGTGAATTTCTTTGCAAGGTAAGGCATAACCCAGTCTTCAAAGATTTCTGTAATGAAAATGCCGAACTCTTGCTGTAATACTTTAAAGACGCTTGATGATTGCTGTAATACTGTGGCTTGTAGTCTGAATGGAGTTCCTGAAGGTGGAGCATCTCCTCGTTGTGCGGCATAAGCACTCGTAGTCTTCTGTAGTTGGTCATACCATTGGTCAATTATCAAGCTGTACTGCTGTAACCCTCCACTTGGTAAGAGATTAAGGGCTGTGATGGGCTTGTTATCTTCGGTTTCAAGGATAGTTCCATCGTCTGTCTCGGTAAGTAAGTTTCTACCTTTAAGTTTCTTAGAAGCAGTCTGTCCGATAACTTTAGTGGTGTATTCCATAGCTCGGTATTGCTTTAGAATAACGTCATTTGTCCATACTTGAGCTTCTTCACCTTCTTCCATTACACCAACACCAAAGGCTCTACCTGCTTTAGGCTTTCGGGCTAGGTATTTGTAGACCTTTTCAGTATCATCTTCGGAGTATAGAACTTCAAAAGCAGTAATGTCCACGTTGCCTTCGTCTTCACTAGGAAGTCCTGCTATGTAATAGAGTTGGTAAGAGAATTTCTTTTTATCTGCATCGCTGTATTTCTCACCGTTGGCGTCTTTGAACATTGCCTTAGAGAATTTTCCTCTTAGCTCGTAGACTGGCACGGTTCTGTTTGCGTGTGAGTTTTCTAACTTCTGTAGTATTTCTTTGCTTTCCCATTCAGTCTTATCTGCAATTTCAATAGCAGTCATCCAGTGGGTTTCAATGATAGGGCGTTCTATTATCTTTCTTTGGTCTGTGATTAAGTTCTTCCATTCAGGTAGTTCTAGGGTAAGTTCGCCGTCTGTCATTACTTTTTTAACTAGAAGTGAGCCGTAGCGAGTGTGCATATCTCGCATATCGTTTAGGGTCTTAGCGAAGTTCACATCCTTCATCCAAACATAAATATCCTTAGACAGAAGCCACGACTCTAGGTAGTGGTTAGCATCGTCTGAGGTTAGTTGAATGTCTTTAGTATCTAGGTCTTTAGCAGTGTTCTCTACGTCACAGATAGCGTTGAGTATCTGCCTAAAAGGTTTCTCTCTTCCTAGTTCGTCTCTCTGCCCGTTTAAATACTTTGAGTTGTTATAAAACTCAATCGTTCTTATTTGTTTCTTTTGAGAGAAAGCAAGCCCATCAACTAAGTCAATGGTTTTATCGTAATTACTTTTGATTTGTTCTAGTTCTTGTTGGATTTTTAACATAAATCTTCATTTATGTCTTTAGTTTTCCTACAAGACGCTACTATTAAAATTAATTATAATACTTTTTCCCCTGTCAAGCAAATACCCTGTGGATAAACTATCTAAAAAATACTTTCTGTTCTCTGGTGATTATGTAATAGTCAGGCTTTCCGTTAGAATCCTTTTGAATAGACACAGTTTCATAAGGCTTAGCTTCCCGTAAGAATTTGATTATTTCTTTTTCGTTGTCTGTTAGGTCGTTCATCTTGAGCTTTTGTTATTATGCCTACTCTTTGCATCACTTCTTTCGAGTCTTTCTATTGGGTCTAGGTTCTCGTTTATTGGTCTGTCGTTATCAAAATACATTTGCTTTACGATTGCAAATTCTGCTGGGTCTGAAAGACGAGGTCTTTGATTTTCCATTACCGAGTTTGATTTACTTGACCTTTTAATCTCGACATTAATCTTTCTGCTTTTTCACTCTCCATATCACCTGTGGAGTTCTTTATTAGATTTGAGAGTCCATAACGTAGGGCATCTGATGCGTGGTCAAAGCCTCCTTCGGGTTCATTGATAATCTTCCCATCTCGGTCTGTAGTCCACAAATAGTTTCTAAACTCTCGGATTATGTTTGCACTCTTTTTGGTCATTGATATTCTTTGAGCTTGAACTAAAGCGATTCCATTTCTTACACTATCCTTTCCTTTCTCTGCTCCGACAATAGAAACTCCATAACTTGCTATCTCGTCTATGCTTTTTGGTTCGGCACTGTCGGCTACCACTAAGGCTGTTGGATGACTTAAAAGAATATCTGCTATTTGTTTATTGCTCAACCCTTTCTGATAAGTTACCTCATCGAGTATATAGCCTCCGTTATAGTAATAAATCGCTACAATGGCTGTTGGGTCGTTTGTGTAGCCAAAGTCCATACCATAGCGTTCTAGTCGTGCCTCGTGGGGAATTTCTTCCACAATAGCCCAGTCTTTGTAAATCTTTTTAGCTAAACTATTAGGTTCCCCTAGCCACTTGTGTTTATACAAACTTGGTCTGTGTGTTTTATCATCTTCAATTTCTTTTAAAATAACATCTGGTATCATTTTATATTTGATAGCGATGTCATAGTTTACATTTATGACTAAAGTATTTGGTCTGCCTTCTACTACTAATCTTTCGTGTACTGGGTCGTTTTCTAACAACCTGTTGTATGTATATATAATCTTAGAGTTTTCTTTACGAACCGTTGGCGTTAGAACTTCAATGCTCTTAGAAGAAACTGATTGAGCTTCTTCTACCCAAGCTATATCTATTCCTTCAATAGACTTAATACTTTGTTCGTTATTCCATAAGCCTTTGAATATAAAGTCAGAACCATTTATCTCATTGATTATAGAGTTGTTGGTTAGCTTAAATTCCTTTAATCCGTATTGTTCTATCAAATCAGCAAGTAATTGAAAAGAACTTTCATTGATTGAGCTTTGAAATTCTCTAAAGCAACCTACTCTTGTTTTCTTTTCTCTCGCCTTTATAAGTAAATATCTAGCGACTGTGTGAGACTTTAGTGAATACCTACCACCAAAAATAGCTGCTTCTCTCCAGTCATTATCAAATAGTCTCTTGTACTCTATTGGAATGTTCATCGTTGGGTTCATCTCCTGTTATAAATTTAACCAATAATG